TTCCGTCCGCCGTTCCAGTTGTGACGGTCAGATCGGCGTACGGGATGTGACCAGTGCAGCCCCTCAGTGCCCTGAGGGCGCATCACACCGCCACGGCGAAGCACGGTAGCGCGGATCGTCATGATCCCTGCCCCGTATTGCTTGGCGAGCTTGCTCAACGAGGCACCTCCTTCGTACTCCTGGACGATCTGGTCAGCGGTGGCGTCATCGAACTTGTACTTGGGCATAGCCGTAAGACTACGGCTACCCCTACGAAAGCGCGATGTTGAGGCTGCTCACCTGGCAGGTGAAGGTGTCACCCGAGTTGGTCGTCTTCGGGGTGAGCAGGGTGCCGTAGAACAGCATGGTGGACGCCACGGTGCCGGTGGTCGCACTCATCACGCCCAGCCCGACCACGGTGACCGCTGGCATCCCGGTGATCTGCACCAGGTTGGCGTTGGAGGTCGTCCCGTCCGTGGAGGTGTTGAAGGTGAGCGGCGCGCGGGCGTAGGAGCCGCCGACCACCTCGGTGCCACCCCCGGACGCGGTGGGTGCGACGGTGAACAGCGCCAGGTACACGTTGCCCGGCGGGGTGTAGGGGGCGGCGCGTAGCACCTGGTTCAGCAGCGAGCTGGCGAGGGTGGTAGTGGCGGCAGGCATAGTCAGCTCCTTAGAAGGCCGAGACGAGGGCGGTGGTCAGCGAGCCGATGTGGATCGACAGCGCATTGGGCGGGATCCGACAGGCGTCCCCCGTGGACACCTTGCGGGGGACGTTGAAGGCGCCGAACAGGTAGACGTTGCCGTCCACCACGGCGTCGCACAGTGCGTAGTGGGTGATCACCGGCCAGTCGGCGGTCGCGGTGTCGTAGAAGACCGAGGCGATGTTGGTGACGACGCCGTCGTCCGGCACGTCCCACGAGAGTTGGTCGCTGGGGATCTCGATCCGCGCGTACCCCACGTCGCTGGTCGGTTCGGAGAGCATCGTGCCGTCCACCTGCTCGCTGGGAACGGCGGTGCACAACGCGACCCAGTAGGAGGTCGGCGGGGTCTGCGTCTGACCGAACAGGACGCCCAGGTAGTAGGACGCACCCCAACTGGTGATGCCGCTGGCCATCTCACCAGCCTCCGCTCACGAGCTTGGGCGACCGGGGGAACTGGAGCTTGACCAGTGCCTTCTTCGCCATCATCCGGGTGTTCGTCCAGTCCACCGTGTAGTCCGACGTGTCGCACTGGTAGGTGTACGTGGCGTTCTCCATCTCGATGGAAAGCTGGTAGGTGAACTGGCTGAAGGCGTCGATCAGCGTGGCGATGTTCTGCTGCATCGCCACCTGGGTGTCACCGAACACCTGCACCGCGAACTGTTCCTGCACCTGGCCCCGGGTGCGGTTGACCATGATCTCGCCGTCCACGTACGGGCTCTTGACCGTCTGCCGGTTCCAGGTCTGATTGCCGCCCAGGATCTGGTCGCCCACCTGGTAGTTGACGTGGTCGTTGATGTCCAGGATGGGCATCCCCAGCTCCAGCCGGGAGACCGTGACGACGAAGGTGCTGAAGTCGCCGTTAGCCCCGCTCACCGCCGGGCCACCGGTCGGGTCAGGGCCTGCATCCGCTTGCGCTCAGCGAGCTTGCGGGCCATCTCATTGGGGTCCTGGGCCACGACGGTGATCGCTCCGTTGAAGTTCGTGGAGGCGTCGGTGTGGTGGATGTGCATCTCGCTCCGCGCCGGGGAGGAGAACTGCTGCATCTGGCCACGCCGCACCTCGTTGGCAAGGTTCGGGTTCACGCCCATCATCTGGAGAGAAGCCCGCAGTGTCTTGGCCACGAACGTCGCACCGGTGGTGTTGAGCGGCAGCACCGCCTCCGGACCGGCCTCACCGACGCCGATGACCTGCGCCTTGTCGAAGACCGCACCGGCCGCGTACCAGTTGTGCGCCCGGTGGAACCGCCACGCACTGGACGGGTCGCCGTAGCGACTCTTGACGTACTGGAGCCCGTACTCGGCCTGCTTCACCGGGTCGCTGGTCTTCGACCCGTAGGGAGCCCAGGTCGAGTTCAGGAACTGGAACATGCCGTAGGCGGAGCTGGTCGGGTTCTGTGCCACGTTGTTGAAGCCGGACTCGCTGTTGACCAGGCTGACCAGGTCGTTCCACTCCGAGCCAGAACCCCAGCCGTACATGCTGGCGATGCGCTGGACGATGGCCTTGTTGTTGCCCGTGCCGTTGTTGTTCTGGCTCATCCCGCCGCCACTACTGGTGTCGATCCCGTTGGCCGAGGCGAACTGCGGGTTCTTCGCCACGAACTGCTGCCAGTCCGAGCCGAGCTGAGACAGCGTGGTGGCGAAGCCCGAGGTGACGAGGGCCAACGACTGCTGGAGCTGGGACACCGCGCTGGCGACCGCGCCGATGGCGGTCTGTGCCGCACTACCCAACGACTCGATACCCGGGATGCCGGAGTTCTTGGCCCAGGTGACCAGGTCCTGCCAGGACTTGGTGGTGTCCTCCGCCAGCCGGGACAGATCCTGTTCCGAGCGCGCAAGCGTGGTCTGGTAGTCGGTCTCGAAGTCGCTCATCGTCCGACCGAACGCAGCCTTCGCCTGGTCCTGCGAGTGGTTGAAGGCGTCCGTGGCGAGGCTGGCCTGGTGCTCGAACTGCCGCTTCATCTCGTTGTACTGGCTGTTGTTCGGGTCCTGGGCGATGGCGTTGGCGATGTTCAGCCGCTGGGAGACCTGCGAGTTGAAGGTCTTGATCAGCTCCGGGTTGTTGGCGAAGTCGGTGAGGTACTTCTCCGCCTGCTGCACGTTCTTCGGGTCGTCCAGGCCGAGCAGTCGGATGGCGTCGGTGGACAGGCCGTCCTTCTGGAGCTGGTCCATCGCGGACTTGGACCGCTTCAGCATGTCGAGCTGACGCTGCATCCCGATGGCCGCCGCGCCCGCACCCATCGTGTACTGCGACTGGACGAACTGGGCCGGGTTGCCGTAGGCGTCCGCCAGGGCGTACTTCTGCTGGCGGATCTGCTCGCTGAACTGGTAGTTGGACTCCTGCAACTGCTTGGTGCGCTGGTACTCGGCCTCCTTCATCTGGAGGTTGTAGTCGCGCTCCATCCGGACCATCTGGGTGTGGTGGTCCTGCGCCCCGCGCTCCTGCTGGATGTGCGCGTCGCGGACCTGCACCCAGTACTGGTTGAGCGTCTGGACCGCCTGCTGAGCCTCCTGCTGGAGCTGGTCTGCCTGGGCCTTGATGTCGTCGTGGTTCTGGTCGGTGACACCAGTACCGAGCATCGTGTTCAGGAGGCCCGTCTGGGCGTTGAGCTGGAACGCCTGTCCACCACCCAGGGCTGCCGCCGCCTGGAGGTTCTGGAAAGTCATCTTCTGGAGGTTGTCGAGCTGCTGCCAGGCCGGGTCCTGGGGGTTGCCGATGACGTCCTTGATCGACTGGATCGCCTCAGCCGTGGCCGTCAGGTTCTTGACGGCGTCCGGGCTGAAGATCGTGGTGCCCTTGTTGAGCTGGCCCATGACCGCGTCGATCTTGCGGCCGTAGTCGGCCGCCTCCGGGTTGCCCAGGAGGCTGGTGATGTAGCCGTTCTTGTCGCCGGTTGCCCTTCGGTAGGCGTTGTTCAGCACCGAGCCATCGAGCTGGGTGCCCATCGTGGCGCTGGCCGAGGACTGGCCCAGACCACCGTTGACCAGGCCAGTGAGACGACTGAGTGCCGCCTGCGACAGCACGCCACTCTTGCTGATGTCCCCGGGCTGGAGAATCCCCTGGAGCTGAGACCAGATGTCCTTGGCACCGGTGTTCCCGGCCTTGGCCGCCCGCTGCACCTGGGTGATGAAGTCGGCGACGGAGTCGGGCTTACCCGCGTTGGTGACCCGGTCGTTCCCCTGGGTGAGATCCACCTTGCTCTTGGGGTGAGCCGCGTTGTAGTCGTTGAGGAACTGGGCGATCAGGTCGCCGGTCTTCGCGTCACCCACCCCACCGAACAGTCGACTGGTGTTGCCCGACCGGTCGGTGTTGCGGAACGCCCGGTCACTGGCATAGGTGTTGGCCGACCTGTCCTGGCCAGCCGCCACCAGCAGTCCCGCGATGCCGCCCATCGTGTTGCTGTCGTAGTTGCCGATGATCGTCTTGGAGAGCTGGTTGCGGAGGTCGTCTCCACCGCTCTTGGCGTAGAGCCCGCCGATCTGGGCGAGGAAGCCGCTCCCCCGGGCACCAGCGGTGTCGATCTGGCCCATGATCGTCGCGGCCACGCTGGGGTTCTGGCCGGTGGCGGCGAGCAGAATCTCCCGAATCTGCTGGAGCTGCTGGTTGTCCAGCGGCTTGCCGCCGTTCTGCTGGGCGATCATTCCGTTGACGTAGTCCTGGAGCCAGGCCACGCCATTGCCGAGCTTCGGGTTCTTGCCGTTGACGCCCAGGGCCTGGAGGACGCTGATCTGGTCCTTGTAGCCATCCGCGAAGGACCCGGCCTTCGAGTTCTGACGCTCGACCGCCCCGTAGGGGGTGTTGTCGCCCTGGTTTCGCCTCTGCTGCTGCTGGGCGACGATGTCCTGCTGGGTGACCACCTGGCGACCCAGCGCCTGCTGGATCGCCGCACCGGCCATGTCGGTCTGCTGGGTGAGCTTCTGGTGCGAGGAGATCAGTGCCTCGACCATCCGGTACAGCGCGGGACCGAACAGGGTCGCCGCGATCATGATCTGCGGGCTCAGCAGGCTGGTCGCCAGGCCGCCGACAGCCCGACCGACCTGGGCCAATCCGGACACCGCCGAGACACCCAGACGACCCGCACCCTGGGCCAGCCGTCCGACCCGGGTGAGTCCCTCGCCGGTGGCCGCCCCGAACATGTTCTGGACACGCTGGAACGAGAAGCGCCGGGAGCGGACGCCGCCTTCGGCCTCCTGCAGGATGGTCGCGTCGCGCCGTGCCGCCTCCTCGGGGGTCAGACCGAAGGCACGGTTGGCGAAGGAGCTGGCGGGGGCCAGCGCACCCGCGATGATGGTGGAGCCACCTGCGTGACCGCCCCCACCGGATGATCCACTCTCCTTCTCCCCGAGGGCCTCCTTGATCTGGTCCGCAATGTCCTTGACCGCTTCCTGGGCTGGCTGTGATGCCTCGGCGGCAGCTCGGGTCATCGTGCCGTCCGTGGCCACGTTGAACACCGCGCTGGGGTTCTCGGCGTACGCCTGAACCTCCATGATGGACTGCTTGGCCTTCTGCGCCAGCGCGACCACCATGTCGACCGCCTTCTGGTAGGCGGTGGTGATCGCGTTGATCACCGCCTCCATCGCGGTGCCGGTGGAGGTGGCCAGCTCCTTGGTGATCGACTTGACCTTGTCGGCCAGCTTGGAGAACGGGTTGGCCAGCTTGGACGTCTCATCGTCGGTGAGGCTGGCGTCGAACGCCGTACCGGCGTCCCGGGCGGCGGTGGCCCCGGCGTAGGCGGCCAGGCCGTTCTTCCGGTTGTTGGCGATCTTGATGAGCTGCCGGTGGCCCATCCGGTGGAAGTCGGTGCCGACGAAGCCCTCGTCGGTGCCGTTCCGGGCGACGTACTCGCCCAGCTCCGCCTGAGCCATCGCCGAGGCCAACTGGGGGTGGCTCATCCGGGCGATCTGCTTCCGCTGCTCGTCGACCGCAGCGGTCCGTGCCTCGTTGACGTAGTTGAACCGGCGACGCTGGAGGAACTCCTTGGACTCCTCCATCGGAGCCATCTCCATGCGGCCGAGGACGCCATGCATCGCCTGAGCGCGCCGGGCGGCGGAGGTCAACTCGCCGTTCTCGTCGGTCTCCTGAGCCTGCCTGCTCAGGCTCTCCATCCACTTCGCCCGGTACTTCTTGGCACCGGCCGCCCCCTGCTGGAACATGCCCTGAATGGAGAACGGGTCGGTCTCCATGCGGCCCAGATGCCCGCCGAGGATCTCCCTGCCGGAGTTGCGCCTCTCCGGGGAGAACGGGTGGAACATCGTGTCCAGTGCGCCGCCCATCTGCTGGCGGAAGCGCATGAGCGGGTATCCGGCGATCATCGAGCCGATGCCCTGGCGGCCGTTGACCCCGATGATCCCGCGCTCCAGGGACGGCGTGCCGCCGCCCATCGCATAGGTGGATCGGTACAGCAGCGAGCCCAGCCTGCCGGTGCTGCCCAGCTCCCGGGGTGCGTTGCCGCGCATCCCGTCTGTGAAGCCCCGGAAGGCGTTGATGCCGACCGCCCCGGTCATCATCCGCCAGGCGCCCGCGAAGCGCGTCACCGCCGCCGTCAGGGTCAGGAACGCCCCACCCATGAGGATGAGGGCCGGGGTCTTGGTCACCAGCGAGGTGAGGGTGTCCCCGATGGGCCACGGGGCGTCGTCCAGGAAGCGGATGAAGTTGCCGAAGGTGGCACTCACGTCCGCGATGGCCCGGGACAGCAGGGTCAGCGGGCCGAGCAGCGGGGCGCCCAGCTCGTTCTTGACCTGGGTCCCGGCGTTGGCGATCCGCTGGAGCTGGCTGTCGAAGCCGTCCCAGGCCGCAGCGGAGGCTTGGGCCATCGCGTTGTTCTGGCTGAACGCCGCGTTGGTGTCGCTGATCGCCTGGGCGAGGTTGGCCTGCCCACCGGTCAGGGCGGCGAACACCCGCTGGGTCCGGACGCTGTCCAGGCCGAACTGCTCCAGCACCTGCGAGGCGCGGGTGCCGGAGTTGGTCACCGCGTTGATGAAGTCGACGAACGCCTGGGAGGCGTTGCCGCTGTTGATCAGGCTCTTGAACTGATCCGAGGTCATCCCGAGCAGGTTGGCGTACTGCTGGATGCGCGGACTGTTCCGGGCCACCGCGTCGGTCATGTCGTTGACGACCTGGTTGAACGCCTGCGCACCGGCGAAGCCGTCCGCGCCCACCTTCACGAAGGCGGCGGACATGCCGATCATCTGCTGCTCGGTGACCCCCGCCTTGGCCCCGACCGCCTCGATGCCCTGGACGAAGTTCAGGACGTCGCCGGACGCCACGCCCATCTTGCCCTGGAGGGCGGTGAGCGCCGAGCCGTACCGGGAGAGGTTCTCCAGCGAGCCACCGAGCGACTGGTTGAGCTTCAGCAGGCCGGTCATCAGTTCGCCGGGGGCGGTGTTGGTCGCCGCCGCGAGCATCTCGGCCTGCTTGGTGATGTTCTTCAAGTTGTTGGTGCCCTGCACCCCCAGCGCCGCGATCTGGGTGGCCATCGCCGCCAGGCTGGTGGTGGCGATGGGGATCTGGGTGCCGAGCTTGACGATCTCGGTGGTCACCTTGCCGACGTTGGCCCCGGTGACCGTGGCCTGCGCGGACAGGCTCTTGAAGCTCTGCTCCAGGGCAGCGGCGGTCTTGACGTCCCCGAACGCCTTCAGAAGGCCAGCCCCACCGGCCGCCATCGCGCCTGCACCGGCGATCTTGGCGATCTTCAGGACCTGCTGGTCGACCTTCTGAAGGGCGTCCGCGAACTTCAGGGTGGCGGCGTTGGCCGCCGTGATGCTCTTGACGTACGGGTCGACGTCGGCGGTAACAGTGACCTTGGCCTGGCGATTGTCCCCACCGGGCATCGTCATCTGTTACCTCCGCGAGTGCTCATCCTTAGAGAGCTTCCGCTGCCACTCCAGGCGATGCTCACGCACTTCCGTGGTGATCGAGGCAGACGCTTCCAGAACGATGGTTGTTCCAGGGAGATTCTTGCTGTCTTCCTGGACCGTGTCTTTCAGGTAGCACCCGTGGCACATCTTCCCGATGGGCTCGTAGGCGTGGGGGTTCTCCTCCCACTCCCATTCCGCCGTCCCGCACATCTGGCAGCGTTGGGTCTCCTCGATGAAGAGAGCCAACGCCTTCGCCCGATCCTCCGGACTCCACTCCTCCAGCCAGGTGGAGTGCGGAATCTTGTACTCCTTGCAGAGCGCCAGTTCGAGGTAGAAGTTCGCGTCTACCCGAAGACGCTCTCGGTAGGGTCCATCGACACACCCACGATGCAGATGTCGATGGCCTCACGGAACAGGTTGAGCAGCTCGCCCCGGTTCCAGGCGTCGCTGCCCCACAGCTCCCGTGCTTCCTCGTCGGTCATCTTCGGGTCGGCGCAGACCGCCGCCAGCAGGGCCGGGGCGAACAGGTCGATGTTGTACGCCGCACCCTCCTTCTTCTGGGCGGAGGTGGGCGGGAACTTGGTGACCAACTTGTCGTACTCGGTCGCGCCGATGGAGCGGTAGAGCAGCTCCACCTTCTCGGTGCCCTCGCCGGTCTCGGCGGGCAGCTCGACGGTCACGGTCTTCTCCCGCGCCCGCTTCGCCTGAAGCCGAGCCAGCGACGCGCGCTTCTGCTGTTCTGCCATGATCAGTGCCTCCAAGTCAGAGATTTCCTTGGCCATCCCCGGCCTCCTTCATCTGAGCAGTGTTCCCGACGCTTGTCCTGCGACGGCACGAGGCCCCTCCCCCGTGGTAGTGGGGAGGGGCCTCGACTATCCCAGGTAGCGGCTGGGTCTTATCAGGCAGCGACGACAGCGTCCTCGGCCGGAACCTCGAACACCGAGCACTGCACCTGGAAGGTCTGCGCCGTGTTGGACGTCAGGTTCGTCGCCGAGCGGGACACGACGAAGACCGGCCAGATCTCCACCTTGTCGCCCGTGGTGGGCGAGTGCAGCGGCTGGGGCGGAACGCTGGACGGGCCGCCCTTGCCACCGAAGCGGCTGATGACGACGTAGCCCTGGGTCTCACGCGGCAGCGCGTCCCAGGCGTCGTCAGCGACGTCGTCCCGGTACAGGTCCATCTCGAAGGTGGAGGTGATCGTGCCGGGGATCGACGTCTCGAACTTGGTGTCGAAGGACGGCGTCTGCACGATGTTGCCACGAGTGGAGGCGTTGATCGAGATGACGAACGGCGTCAGGTTGACAGCCGCAGTCAGCTCGGCCTTGGTCGGAGCCTGGACGTTTGCGATGGTGGTCGCAAACTGAACGAAGGTCTCCTCGTTCGGAATGATGCGGGCCATTGTTGGTTGTCTCCTCGGCCGTTAGGTGGTCATTCGGATGGTCACGCCAGCCATTCGGCGTGTCTGAGCCTTCCGGCTATCAGACAGTCGGGTCGGCGTCCGTCGGAGCGGGAGCAACCTGCTGCTGGGCGAGCCAGTCGGCGTAGGGCAGCCAGCCGTACTTCTCCAGCACCCGGATCTGGCTCGGCTGCGCCAGGTAGTGCGCTTCCAGGTCCGGGTTGTACATGTCGGTCATCGGTGCTCCTAAACAGTCGTCCAGAGCGACAGGGTGTCGGTCTGGCCGTAGTACTTCGGATCCGTGTCGCCCATCCTCTGAACGGCTCCGTAGGACTGGACTACCACCGTCTGAATGCGACGTCCGTACTCGAACGGTGTTCCGGCCCATTGCACGACGGTCAGCTTGTTGATCGTGAGGCACTGGAGCCGCAGCAGGTCGGCCTGGTCCTCGCACTGCTCGCGGGACACCCCGTAGCTGGTGATCGCGTAGGGCAGCCAGTCGTTCTCCCCCGGGGCGGTCAGCGATCCGTCGCCGCCACCGGCGGCCAGTGGGGTGAGCACCGAGTAGGGGACGAAGTTGGTGCCGTCCGCGTTGGGCTGGCCCACCCAGCCCGCCGTGCCGCCACGGGGCTTCTCGGCGTCACCCACCTGGCGGCCGGAGTCCCGCAGGACCCCCAGGAGTGCGCCGGTCAGTGCCGCGCGCTGAATCAGTCGACTCATCAGTGCCATCCGGTTGCTGGAGCGTTGGTCAGGGTCTCGGGCGCCTTCGGGCCGTGCACAACACTGGCTACCGCCTGGTGCAGCAGCCCCTCGGCCAGGGCGGGCACCGTCCGCTCCAGGGCTGGCCGGAGGAACGGCCGGGGAGCCATCCCGGGGTTGCGGACCTGCTTGGCGAAGTGCACCTTGCCGTCCTTGCCCACCCAGCGCAGCATCCCGCCCGGGGTGCGTGGCCGGATGATCGCCACCTTGCCGGGGAACTCACCCCGGATGCCGGTGCCGAACTCCACGTAGCTGGCGTACAGGGCGGTCGCCTGCACCACCCCGGTCAGCCCGCCGTCTTGGGTGTAAGCGGAGATCGAGCCCTTCAGCGCCCCGGTGTCGACCGGGGCGTACGCCTCGGCCAGGGTCTGGATCTGGTTGATCGCGCTGACCACCAGCACCTTGGCGTTGGCCTTGTAGGTCCCGCCAGCCGTCTGCTGGAGGTCCTCTGCGAGCTGGGTGATGTCGACGTAGCCGACCACGCTTGCCATCAGATGACACCCCACAAGGCGACCAGGACGGGGATGGGAGCCCTGGCCGCCGTGAAGGGCGTCATGCCCCCGGGTTGAACGGGTTGGCCTGCTCGAAGGTGCAGGTGAGGGTGCGGACGACGGGGGCCAGCCCGCCGTTGGTCACCCCGACGATCCGCAGTGTCTCCCCGACCAGGGAGGGGTCGTCGGTGGCGAGGATGACGACGTGGTCCTCCACCTTCGGCACCGGCGTGGCGGTGAACGGGACGGAGACCTGGATGGAGTTGACCTCCATCAGCCCGTCCGCGAACTCCTGCTCGCCACCACCCTGGGCGTCGTGCACGTCGGCCGGGCCGGTGTAGCCGGGGGTGGGGGCCGTTGCGCCGGTCGCCATCCCGGTGACGCCGTCATACACCGGGACGGCCGGGGTGACGACCTTGATCTGGCTACGCATGGCGGCGGTCTTCGCCCCACGGATGTAGCTGATCGCCTCCGGCGGGATGCCCGGGAGGTTCACCACGGGCCGTCCCCACCGAGCAGGTCAGTGCGCTGGGCACCGCCGTTCTGCTGACCCGCCTCGGGCATGTCGTCCATGCCGAGCGCGAAGTCGGTGTGGACCACCGTGCCGTCGTTCTCGTGGGCGGCCTTGTCCGCGATGTCGATGCCGCCGACGTAGGGGCCGCCGCCGCCCATCCGGTTGCGCCGCCGGTCCTGTGCCCGCAGCCAGTCGGCCATCGTCATGTACTTCTGCTGAGCCTCGGACAGCGAGATCGAGGTGCCGTCCGCCCCGTAGGTGAACCAGGAGGCGGCGGTGGCCGCCAGGTGATCCGCCGCAGCCGCGCCCGCCTGGTACGGGTTGTTGCTCCACTCGGTGAGGAGCCAGTTGATCTCCTCGTCCTGGAGCTTGGCCTGGCTCGGGTCGGTGTCCCCGATGAGGAACCGCACCTGGTCATGCACAGACGAGGAGGGGTTCCCCGAGTACAAGAACGTCATCTGGGGGAGCCCCTCCTGGGTCTAGTGGTGGTGCAGGTCTTACTTCTTGGGAGCCGGGGCAGGAGCCTCGGCGGGTGCCTCAGCGGGCTGCTCAGCCGCCGCACGCTCCCGGTGGGAGACGGTGGAGCGGAAGTACGCCAGCGCCTCCGCCTCGGCCTTGGTCAGCTCGCTGACGGCCTTCTGGGCGAGAGCCTCGAAGTCGAAGTTCATGTCCTACTCCTCTCAGAACCGCGTGTCGCCGGTCGGACCGGAGACGATGGTCAGATAACCGGCCGACAGGTAGTTGTGGACGTTCCGCCAGTTCTGGGCGTCGTCCACGATGTCGCCGGGGTTGACCTTCACCCCGGCCACCTTCATGGGCTTGAGTGCCATGTAGGTGTAGCCCGCGAACGGCTGGTTGGCGGCGGTGTCCTTGACCTCGGTCGGCACTGTGCGATGCACGGGGCCACCCACCTTCTCGTCGGCCGCCAGCGCGGTGTCGTCCACCGTGATCGGCGTCTGCTGCTTGTCCCGCTCGTACACGCCTCGTGGCATTTCTTCTCCATCCCCTTTCAAGGGCAAAGGCCCCCTCCCCCAACCAGTAGATCGGAGGAGGGGGCCTCTGTCAGCGCCTTGATCAGGCGACGGCGGCGCTCCAGAACACACCGAGGTCCTTGGCGACGACCTTCATGTCGTAGGTCATCTCCCCCTCGATGCGGTCCGAGGCGATGTGCTCCATGCGGAAGTTCTTGATCCGCACACCCTTGTTGTTGCCACCGAGGTAGCCGTTCCAGGTGAAGGTGTACCCGGCGGACGGCTGCATCAGCGACGGACCCTTCGGCGCGTAGGCGAGCAGGGCGCTCTTGCCGTTGGCGATGAAGGAGTAGGTCGCGTTGGCCTCGGTCTGCTTCGGGTCCTGGTAGGTGGCACCCACGGCCTGCGTCGCGTAGGACACCAGGATCTTCTCGACGCCCAGGAGGGAGGCGATCAGGTCCTCGGTGACGATGCCGCGCTCGGTGTACTTGATGCGATCCAGCAGCTCCGGGTGGTTACGGAGGGCCTGGAGCACGTACGGGCCGATCACGAGCATGTTCGGCGCGAAGCCGGTCAGCTCACGGAACTCGATGATCTGGGACGTGACGTCCTCGATGGGGGTCGAGCCCGCGTTGTCCCACTGGAGGAACTGGGTGCCGGTCGGGCTGGCGGCGACACCAACCTTGTCCGTGCCCCAGACACCGGCCTTGAAGTACCGGTTCACCCAGTCGATGTCACGACGGAGCAGGAGCTGGTTCGTGACGAAGTTCGTCGCGTCCCGGTCGAGCGAGAAGTTCGAGTCCGCGTTGGCCCGAAGCTGGTCGTCGATGTCCTTGTGCACCGCGTACACGTGAGCGAAGTAGTTGTCCGTGTCGACGCTCCAGCCCGAGCCCGGGGACTCGGTGCTGGGGGCGCGCTGCTCGACGACGGTCTGACGCCACTCCGCCTTGTTGTACTTCCAGTACAGGTCGGACTGCTTCTGCACCGGGACCGAGGGGAAGACCTTGTCCGCGATGTAGGCGTCGCTCGACTGCATCCACGCAATCGAGATGTTGGTGAGCGGCACATTGACGTGCAGGTCGCTCTGGGTCGGGTTCATTGCCTAGTTACTCCGTTCCTGATTCGCCGTGGATCAGTTGCCGAGGCGGAGCAGGACGGGCACAAGCTGACCCGCCGCCGTAGCCGAGTGGATGGCGATGCCCACGACGTTGGTCGCAGACGTCGCCGCACGACCGACGGTGTCGGCCGCGACAGTTGCGCCCGCAGCAATCGCGCCGCCAGCCTCGACATGCGTGATGCCGGACAGCGCGACGGTGGCGGCGTTGCCAGCCGCCTGGGGCTTGTTCTGGAGGACACCGACGACCGTGTCGGTCGCGGCGGTGACCAGACCACACTGGTGCTCGCCGGTGACCTTCACGAACCGGTACTGAAGACCGGAGTTGTTGGCGGGACCGCCAGCCAGCCCCGGAACCCCGGTGTAGACACCCACCGAGGCGTCAGCGTCGAGCGTGACGCTGACCAGAGTCTCCTGGTAGCTCATTTCTTCTCTCTCCTACTGGTGGGGTGGTTCTCAGAACCGCTGACCGAAGCCCGGGTGGGACTGCCGGTACTGGTCGTACGCCTGCGGGTTGGCCTCGAACAGCTCGGCCGCCGCCTGCTCCTTGGACACGCCACGGGCCTTGGCGATCTCGCCAGCCTCGGCCTCGACCGCGTCGAAGATGTCGACGTTGGCGCCGGTGCCACGCTTGCCGACCTCACCGAAGACGTCCTGCGACAGCTCGGTGGCGGCGTCCAGGCACTTGACGATGACGCCGAAGTCCTCGACGGAGAGGGACTCCGCCGCACGCTTCAGCACCGGGCCAAGCTCCTCGGCCGCGACAGGGACGACGAACTCAGCGGCCTTGGCGATGAACTCCCGCTCCAGACGAAGGTCGCGCTCGCTCGCGGCAAGCTCCTGCGCCTTGGAGATCTCGGTCTCGTACGCCTCGAAGCGAGCCTGGAGAGCCTTCGAGAAGTCGGCCCGCCCATCCTCGTCACGAATGGCCTTGCTCAGCTCGTCGAGGAAGATGTCCTCGTTCATGTTGAAGGCTCCAGACTTTC